CCACGAGCCTGCTGTGGTCGCGTCCAGGTAGACCGGATCGCCTACATTCCCGGCATTTGTGTTCAGGCCGGTCAGCTCTTCGATATCCGAAGCGAGAGATGTTTCTGAACCTGCGTTGGCCTCGCTCGCTATGAGCTGGGCGGGCTTGCCACTGGTATCCGCATCTGCCTTTTCTACCTGGAAGGCATCGTTGACGGCATTATAACCTATGATGTGCAGCAGATCTCCCTTGGATAATGCTCCTGCCGAATAGACGGTGAACTTGCGGGTTGTGAGGTTCAGGTCGTTCAGATCGTCTGCGGTTGCGGTCAGGGTCTTGAGACTACCATCGTCGCCGGGCAGTTTGATGGACTGGAACTCACCGCGCACGACCTTGATTGTGTCCAGCTTGGTTGCGCCCCAAAACTTCTCTAATGCTCTAGCCATCGGGTATCACCTTCTCGTTTGGCCTCTTCTGCAATTCTCTCGCCAGCTCTTCTGGTATCCTATAGATACTGCCAGCTGCTTCGAGTGTTGGCAGTGACCTTATGTGTATCGCTTCCTTGGGAGAAATAATGTAGCCCCGAGGATATGTCCTCCGGGCATTTTTCTGTTCATCAAATCTCACAAAAGAGCGAATCACACGAAATGCGTCGCTCATTAATGATGCCCCCTACGCTATTACCTGGTCAAAGAACATACCAGCATCACTTGCCATGACAACAGGCACGAAACACTGGAATCCCCGGTACCACTCGGTCTTTGCCAGAAGGTCTGGTACGACCTCGAAGGCGGTATTAAATCCGCCAAGCGGTTCGTCGAAGGAAAGGTTCATTCCCGCGACGGTCTTCATTTCACCCGGTGAGTCTGTATAACCGTACCACATACCGTTACCGAAAACCCAATCCAGCGTGCATGTACCAGAAGCGGGGGTGGTATTATACATCGCACGAGCCACGATGATTTTATTAACATCAAGTGCCTCTGCGATCCTTTCTTCATTGAGCTTGGTGGGAACTTTGTCCGCGCCCTGTGGGTTCCGGTAGAGGCTGACCAGCTGCTCGTTAATACGCAGGGCCTCGTACACCTTTTCCCCGAGGATCAACGTGTTGGGCATTACACCGATCTTCTCTTTTATGGCCAGCTTGGCTTGCATGAACAGACCAAGAGGATCGCTGTCGGAGTCGTCCAATCTTCGGAAAGTGTCACCATCACCGATATCTCCGCTTGTCCACGTCTCACCAGAATTCACGCCAGTTACATCTATGTCCCACACGCCGGTCTTGAAGAATTTGTCCTTGATGATAAGTTCTTTGTTCAGTCGGAGTACATCGCTTACAAACCGTGTAGTGGCCATTTTCAGGTTATATACAGGAGATGCCACGAACGGCAGATCAGCGAGTAGCTGGGTCTGGAAAGCATACCTGATACATGCAAAGAATCCGGGGTCATCGATGCCCAGGTCAGCAGCGGGTGGAAGAGAGCCCGGTCGCCAGGTGCCAGCGGCGTTGGTGAAGGCATTCTTTTTAGACCACTTTGGATAGTAACCCGCGATCTGGCTTACCGATATCATTGGAAACCATTTATCGGCAACGAAGTTGGAATCTTCCTGTTGGTAACTTATCGACCAGCCGGTCTGAAGTTCCGAGACCATGATATCAGAATAGTCCATATCTTTCTGGATACGGGACTGTCCTAATGCAACATCAGTTCTGTTGTAATTCATAACAATCACCTCTAAGCCGATGCATAGAATGCCTTGAACAACTCGACGGACGCAATCCCGTTTTGTGCCGCAGCAAACACGCACTTGCCCACGATGATGTCACCAGTTGTGGGCGTTGCCTTGACACCTACACCACCAGTATCGACCTTGACGAGATCATCGAGAGCCAATCCACCAGAACCGGCTTTGACCAAAGCAACTCCGCTCTTCTGGACGGTTGCTGTCAAAGAGAATCCAGCACTGGTGGCATCTTCGCTTGGTGCGTTAGTCAGCACACCAATCGGCATGCCGGAGGCCCACGCTTTTACACACCGAGCGCGGCTGGTATCCAACTGAACAAATGTGTTCATCAGCGCGGACAAGTCGCCCTCGACGTCATAAGAACTGACCGACCCAGTCGGCTTTTCATAGAACGGAACTGCGATAGCAGAAGACGACATCTAGATCACCCCCATCTGTTTCTTGATAGTATTGGCTTTCTGTTCAGCATCGACCTTCTCAGCCAGGTCGGGGCGCTCCTTTGATATTGCGCTGATGGCCATCGCTTTTGCTATGGATGGGTTGCTCACTTCGCGTCCATTATCAGACTTCTGTATCTCGGCCACCTTCTTTTCGACCAACGAGTAGAATTCTTCGGACGCGCTGCCGGGGGCGGGTCGGCTGGAACCTGCCTGACTATATAGCATCTTCCCAGCTTCCTGTTTCATGGCGCTCGCCTGCTTGAGAGTCTTGAGAATAGTCTTCCTGGCTTCAGAAGGCAGAGCTTCCAGGCTCTTGAGGATCTCAGCTCCCTCTTCAGGAGTTCCCAGGCCGGAGAAGTCGGACTTTGCAATCTCTACGTACTCCTTCTTGCGGATGACAGATCGCAGCTCCTCGTTCTCCTTGCGGATCGGTTCAACTGCCTTCTGGACTATATCCAGGAGTTCAGCCTTACTGACCGAAGCCCTAGCTCCGGCCTTGTCAGCCCTAGCGGGCTTGGTCTTTGTCATCGGTACACTTCCATTAGCTGATTTATAAATCAGAAAGCGCCTCCCCGTAGCTGCTTTTCCTACGAGGGAGACTTCGTCTAGTTCGAGATCTGATAAGTCGTTGTGCATACAAATACCTCAAATCATCAGAAAACAGAATTTAGAAAGGTGTGCGAGTCCCGGTTCCCGCAATAGAGAATCCGGTGATCTCACCTTTCTTGATTGCCCGCCAGAGACCGGTGTCGTGCACTTTCACGCCTAGCACCCAGCTCCCTTTGCGGACGTGCTGCCCGCCGCACCGGAAGTCTACCGGGGCAATATAGCTCTCGATTATGTCCGCCTTAGCAGGGCCCTCATGCTCCTTATTGATCTGCTGTGAGGTCTGCATGAACTTATGGCAGGCTTTGCGGATCTCTGACTCACTCAGACGGTCGCCCTGAAGATCTATTACTCCAGGTTCGGAGACGACACCATAAACGACCTGCTGATCCGCCGACTTGGCAACGAACTGGGCGGTGATGGACTTGCTGCATCGCTTCTCAGTCTCCTCGTCTTCCTCTTCCTCGGATTTCAGGAAGTCTGGGAGGTCTTCGTCATCCTCTTCCTCATCATCGGCCTTCTCAGCCTCATGCTCAGCCAGAACCTCCCGGATGTCGTCTATGAGGTCACTGGCATCATCGCCGGGGATATCATCCTCTTCGGGGATCTCTTCCAGCAGATCATCATCGCTATCAGCATCTGCCTGGATGGGCACCTCTTCGTCGTCGGATTCTGGCAGGTCTTCCTCACCTTCATCCTCACCTTCATCCTCGCCTTCGTCCTCACCGGAGCCCAGTATCTCAGCCAGTTGCTGCAATGCGGCAACGTGCTTCTGCTCATCTTCCTTGATGGCCTCAAATACCTCTTTGACACGAGGATCGTTCGATTCATTGATAATCTGGTCGAGAATGCCAGAACCATCTTCTTCGTCCGCCAGTATAGCACGGACTCGATCTATATCGGAGCCTTTCTCCAGCTCCTCGTCTTTGTCGTTTTCCATATAATCACCTACTAAACGGGGGACAGAGATGTCTCCGTAATCGATTCCTTTAATAATCATGAAATGCACCGAAAGTTATTTATACGAATATCGTATATGATATCATATACGGATTGCATAGGAATGATAAACATGAGTACAATAAACGAGATTGGGACCATAATCGAATCAGTAGCCGATGAGAGAGCAACCTTTGACGAGACTTCTGTGCTGGGCCTCTATTCCGGGGCGGAGATGGATGAGTACCTGGACAGCTTAATGGGGGCCTAGACCGTGGTCTTCAAACTCTTTTTCCCTTACTCGAATTCGACTGTTGTCAGGGATACAATGAACGGCATTCTGGCCGTCTTGGATGATGAGCTAGTCGAGGGGCATTACAAGATCGAAGGCGGCAACGTCTATGATCTAGACAAACATGAAGCTAGCAGGGAATACCTAGCAGCGACCTTAGAAGAAATTAAGGATCTTCCCAAATGCGAAGTCTGCCATAAGCCTGCTGCAACGCTCCATAAAATCTACGCCCATGCGGCTATTTGTGGGCCGTGTATCAGGAAGATCGAGAAAGACATTGACCGCATGATATCGGACTTGGGTGAAGAGATGTGGCTCAGACCCCAGACATGCAAGAAATGTGGTTACGTCTGGACTCCCAGGAAACCCAGAGAACCCGAGACTTGCCCCAACCCTGCTTGTCGGAGTCCCTATTGGAACTCCTAATTATATTTTATGCTCTCCCACGCGGGGCGGGATATTCGCAGCCCCGTTGGTTTGTTTTCGGTGACCATATACAACCCCCCATTATACTCATGCAATGATGCTTTCCCATGCTCGTCTATCTTCTTCCCGTGCCGTAATATATCAGAACTGGTGGCTTCTGTAACCTGTGGACTCCTGGTGGGTGGTGCCTGTTGTATAGGTGATCTGTGTGGTGGTGGGATGTGCGGTTCGTCATCTCCGGCTAGTTCATCTTTCAACCTACGCCATGAATCCCGGCTTATCGTGCTGAATTGATCGGGGTGGTCGTGATCTACTAAATAGGTCTTACCATTGTATTGATATAAGCTGAGGTTCTGTTCACCCTCTCTGAATTCGTCGAGAACTTCCCCACGCGAGACGACTTTATTACGATAATTTTCAATCCTGTGGGCGGTTTCAAGGGAGTTGATGTAGTTTCGTGGTTTGCCTGACCGGGTTTCCATGCCCCTGCCAATGGACATCAACGGTCTCCCCCTCATCTGCAGAATTCCGGCTGAATACAATTCACCCTTTATGTCAGCCCCATCGATCATGATTTGGGCTCTTAGGTCAAGCTCTTTTGCGGTTTTATCGTCCCCCCGCTGTTCAGCCACGTTGGCCTGCTCATACATTGTTTTTACAGCCGCGATGACAGTTTCCTTCTTGAGTTTGCCGGATGCAATATTGTTGGCGATCTCCTGTTTAGCGGATTCTACCTTATCAGCCGGTTTCGGCTTCTCCTCCGCTGTCGGCTTCTCGGGCTGCTGGGGCGCTTGCTGCCCGCCTTTCAGCCATGCCTCAGCATATCGGTTAGCCACATCCAGGTGCTTGAACTCTTTGCGGTCGACCGTCTTTCTGTCGACCTGTGATAAAACTACGAAGCTGCCGTCTGAATGCTGCATGACCCCGGCCCTCTTGTTGCCCAGGCTCAGGATCTTGCTGCCCGCCACTTCACCGTCCTCGACTTTGATGTCGGATTGGGTAGCGGGCTTTTTAGCTGCCTCCGCTACGGCTGCGTGATACCAGTCTGCCGCTGTCTCTGCTGACAGGATGTCGCCCCGTTCAACATAATACTGGCTCTGCTTTGCTGCTACGTATTCAGCCAATGATAGCGACTCGGGAGGCTTCTTGAGATAATCTTTGTAGTTCTGATCGTAGACTCCAGATGCGTCTAGCTCTTCATTGGTAGGAACTGCGTTTGGCCGCTTGGCGGGCTCGGTGGGCTTGACTTTTTCCTGGTCGTATAGTTTTGCGGCGGCCTGTGTGGATAGCACTTTGCCGTTCTGCTCTACATAATACTGGGATTGTTTGGCTGCTATGTACTCATTCCTGGAAAGATTCTCAATACCTCTATCCAAAAATTCCCTGTAATTTTGATCAGTTACTCCTGTGCCAATTAGGTCGCTTTCGGAGGGTAGCTTTGGCTTCTTTTGCGCTGGTGGTTTGGCTTTGGGCTTCTCGGATTCTGGCTGCTTCTCGGGAGTCTTTAGCCATCCAATCTTATCCAGCGCACTCCCACCAGACAACAGCGACTGGATTGCTCCGCCTACCCTGGCCTGTGATGCGGCTCCCTCCCTCCGTTCCATCTTCCTCTTGGTCTTGGATGGCTTCTTGGAGCCGCCTCCTGAGCCCGACGTGAACTTGCCATCGTCTGCACGGGGGTGCTTCTGCTCAGCCCAATCC